AGCCGCTGTCCCGATTATAATCATTCGATTATAATAAGTGCTAGCCCATTTATTTGTGGTTACAAGTAGAGAATTAACACTCTCATAAAATTCCACTTGACTTAACTAAAGTCTTATCAAAAATTTAACTAAAAACTTCGTAGTATATTCAGTTATTAATATATTATACACAAAAACTTAGGTCTGAACACCTATGCTGTTTAAAAACGTTCATTTTCATTAAATATGAAAAACAAAAACAAAAACAAACAAATACTCAAAAATACAAAAATTTTAAAGAATCTTGACATAGTTAATGATGATAAATTCATCAATGACTTAATTGAAAATCACGATGAAAAATTTAAAAGTGAAGTTGAAGTTCCTAATCTAAAGAACATCAAGCACAATAAATTGCTTTTCCCATCATGGTTAACAATTTCATCTATTTCAGGTGAGAAAATTAAATTTGAAGAAATTCTTATTGAAAAGATTCCAAAATTCATTACCGAGGATATCATAAATTTAAAGCTAATCAAAGCTAGAATGATTGAATTCTCATATTTTTCCTATTCTATTGGTAGACTAATACACATGTATAATCTTACATTAGAATTAATTAATAAAAATCAAGGTCTCAGAACTTATGAAAATAACTCTGGAAAGAACATGATTTTTAAAGTAAATAAACCTTTTTGCGATAAACTCGTATTAGATTTATTTGAAAAACACTATTCTATCAAAATCTCATCAGATTTAGGAAGTTTAGTATCCAATTTACTGTACCAAGAGGTTTCAGAAAGAATTCAAAAATTCTTTGAACCCCCAGTACTACTTTCGCAAGAAGAGGTAAATCGTGTCGTTTATTCGTCATATTTATCACATGTGTGTTTAAATACACCTGTTGAAACCTTCAAAAATTGTGAAATTAAGGATGTTTTAAATGTTAAAAAGATTCAATCTTTTAAGCAATTACGTCCAGTAAATACGCACAAAGCAGCGAGAAGATTACCAACTCAAACTTCATCTTGTGTTCCAAACATGATTAAGAAAGTAGATGATCGAAATGATGCTATCAAATGTGCAAACGGTTTCATTGACCGTATCAATGAATCTGATTCAACAATCAGATTATTATTAGAGGAGTCACAACCATGTGTTTGCTTTTCTAGAAATCCAGTTTCACTTGGTGGAGAAGGTCTAGCTCATAGACAAATTTTCAACATGCAGAAACTAAAATTCGAACCACAAGTTTCATCAAGAATTATCTTTGGCGGTCCACACCGTGAAATTATTATTGAAACGACTCTTGTACGTTCCTTGATCGATCTTTGGTCTGAGAACAGAAATGATTCAATATCATTAACTGCAATCGGAAGAAGGGCTGGTTTAATTCCTAAAGCTATTAAGCAAAAGAGGGAAATAAACAAGTTTGGTTCTAACAAAACGTTAAATCAACATTCGATCGACTATAGGTCTTGGGATTCACGTTTACATCCTTTGTATCTATTATGTTATTACGCATCAGTATCAACTGTCGTAAGAACAAATCAAAAATATTCCTATAAAGTGTTAAAATATATCGCTCTTTATATGGTCTTTACCCCAATTATTTTAAATGACTATAATATCATTTATTTATTAAGAGGGAACTACAGTGGAGGAGAATCCACAACAAGTATCAACTGCTTTATTAATGTCGCAAACATTTTAAACGTTGAAACTGATTTAAACAATCATCATCCAAAACTACATACTTTTGAAGTAATGGGAGATGACAATCTATGGTACACAACCTTGACTTTAGAACAAATTAAGGACAAAGTATCAAAACTTGATTTCGTCATAAATGATCGAAAATCATTCACAACCAACAATCCAAAAGATAACATCCCATATTTAGGATTTTATTGGGTTTACGAACTAGACTTCGCACCTATGCAGTCTATTGGTTGGCTAATTGGCCGATCCGTATATCCTGAAAGATTTATCACTAATTACGGTGAATATCCTATCTGGATTGACAGAATGCTGTCGTTAGGCATGCATTTATATAATGGATGGAACTTTACATACTCTGTATTAAGTGCCGATCCAACCTTTAAAGAGATTTTAAATTCTCCTGATTATAGGGTTAATTATTTAGGTCCTGATGGTACACTATTTAAGAAAACATTCCCAATCGGATTATTTCAAAGTCCCGACGCATATTTAGTTACATAATAATTAAATAAGCAAATATTTTAAAGTTTCTTCATTTAACTTAGTTAAATGAAGAAGCCTTTATGGCTTCATAAAAATAAACATATTACTGGTATCATATTTATTTTTAATAACCC